GCCGAGGGCCTTTCGGAGACCCAGGCCAGGGCGCTGGAAGCCAAGCGCTGCAATGTGTTCGCCGCCTATGACAACGACACCGCCATTTTTCAGGAAGGGGTCATGGCCGGCGCGGCCTATTTCGACGAGATCCACGGCCTGGACTGGCTGCAAAACGCCATCCAGACCGAATGCTGGAACCTGCTTTATCAGTCCAAGACCAAGATCCCGCAGACCGATAGCGGGGTGAACCAGCTTGTCACCGCCATCGAGGGCGTGCTGGGCGAAGCGGTCAACAATGGACTGGTCGCGCCCGGCACCTGGAACGCCGACGGCTTCGGGCAGCTGGAACGCGGCGATTACCTGCCCAAGGGCTTCTACGTCTATGCCCAGGCAATCGCCGCGCAGCCTCAGTCGGAGCGTGAACAGCGCAAGGCGCCGCCGATCCAGGTGGCGGTCAAGCTCGCCGGTGCCGTCCATTCCGTCGATGTCGCGATTGACGTCAACCGCTAACCGCTGATGAAGGGGGTTTGAATGAGCGTTTACAGCTTTTTGGATGTCCATGCGGCCATCTCCGGCCCTGGCGGAAATTTCCCCCTGGGCGGCCCCGAGGCCGGCATTGCCGATGAGGGCATCACCATTGAGCCCACTGGCGATAAATCCACCATGACGGTCGGTGCCGATGGCGGGTGGATGCACAGCCTGTCGGGCGATAAGTCCGGCACGGTCACCGTGCGGCTGCTCAAGACCAGCACGGTCAATGCGCAGCTGGCGGCGCTGTATGACCTGCAAACCACCAGCGCCGCCATGCATGGGCGCAACACCATCACCATCCGCGACACCGTGCGCGGCGACACCATCACCTGTTCCGGCGTCGCCTTCACCAAGGCGCCGCCCCTGACCTATGCCAGGGAGGGGGGCACCGTTGAGTGGGTATTCGCAGCCGGCCGCATCGACCGCCAGCTCGGCACCGGCTCGCCTGAAAAGTAAGGGGATAATCATGAACCAATTCGAGGAATTCACCGCCGGGGGCCTGACCTTGCGACCCAAGCGCATCGATGCGCGCAAGCAGTTCCACGTTGCGCGCCGTCTGGCCTCCCTGCTGGGGCGCATCGGTGAGATCGAAGCCGTGGCGGCCGAGCCGCTCAAGGCCGCCGCCCTGCTGGGCGAGGCGCTGGCCGGACTGCCCGACGAACAGGTCGATTACATCCTCGATGTCGCGCTCGATGCGGCCGAGGTCAGGCAGGACGGCGGCACCGGATGGGCGCCCCTGCGCGCTCGCGGCGTGCTGATGTACGAGCTGGACATGCCGGCCTTGCTGACCGTCGCCGGGCGCGTGCTGTGGGCCAACATGCAGGGTTTTATGAGCGCCCTGCCCGGACTTGGCAACCAGGTGCAGGGCCTGATGGCATCGCGTGGGTAGCCATGGCAAGCGGGGAGGATTGGCTGTTCCGCCCCGTCCTTGAAGGGCTGTGCCGGTTCGAGAGCCTCAACGACGGCACTTTGAGCCTTGCCGATATCGCCGATCTCAACGAGGCGCTCGATGTCCGAGCCGAAAACGAGTGGCGTCTTGCCAGAACGAAGGAGAAATAGACGGTGCTGGGCGGCGTGATTGCGGAATTCCTAGCCCGCGTCGGCTTCCAGGCCGACCGCGCCTCGCTTGATACGGCGCTTGGCGCGGTCAAGGCATTCAGTCTTGCCGTGGGCGCAGTTGCGGGCGGCGCCTCGGCGGCCATCCTGCGTGTCGCCGGCACTTATACCGAGCTGGGCCGCGCCAGCGAACATCTGGGCGTGCCCGTTGCCCGCCTGCAGGAACTGCAATATGTCGCGGAGCAGTCGGGGGCCTCGGCATCCGCCCTGATGTCGAGCCTGCAAGGCATGCGCGCGAACAATCCGCATCTGCGCGATGCCGGTGCGGCGCTGGAGCATGCGGGCCGGCAGATGCAGGGGATGAGCCGCGCCGCCCAAGAGGCCTATGCCGCCCGCATGGGCATCGACCCCGCGCTGATCCCGATGTTGACCAGGGATGTCGGCGAACTGCGGGACGAATTCCAGGCCATGTACGCCACCGCCGGCGTTGATGCCCAGCAGGCGGCCGAGGCGGCAACCGGCCTGCTGGCGGAGATCGGCAAGCTGCGCACCATGGCCGAGATGGTCGCCAATGCCGTCTCTCTGGCCCTGTTCGAGCAGTTGCGGCGTGGCGCCGAGCAGCTGCGACGGGCCATCATCGAGAATTTTGACCGCATCAAGCGGGTGCTCGAAGGGCTGATCGGCTTCGCCTTGCGCATTGCCGGAGCTGTCGGCGCCTTTGCCGCCCGCATCATCGGATGGGTGATGCGGGTCGTGGAGTGGTTCGAAGCCCTTGATGACGTGCAGCAAACGGCGATTTTGACAGCCGGCGCTCTGCTGGCCGCGTGGCGGCTGCTGAACCTCGGCTTTCTGGCAACACCCCTGGGGGCAATCATCGCCGGGCTGGGCGTGATCATTGCCCTGGTCGACGATTACCTGACCTTCATGGAAGGCGGCGAGAGCCTGCTCGACTGGTCGCCCTGGGCGGACTCGATCCAGTCGGTGATCGAGGTGCTCAAACCGCTGGTCTCCATTGTGCTGGCCACGCTGATGGGGGCTCTGAAGGCCACCGCGCCGCTGCTTCAAGCCGTGATTCGCCTGCTGGGCGGTGTCGTCGACATCCTCGGCCAGATGGGCAGGCTGCTGGCCGCGCTCTTCTCCGGCGATCTGCGCGGCATTCTGGACACCTTGATCGGGCTGTGGCGTTCCTATGAGGAAACCGTGCGGGCCGTCTTCGCGGGACTTGCCGAAGCCATTGCCCAGATCTTCAGCGCCCTGTGGGCCTCGGTCAAGGGAGAGTTGCCGGATTTCGCCGCCTGGGCCGAAGCGGCAATCGGAACCATCGCTGGCATCCTGGAAGCAGGCGCGGCCCTTTTCGGGGGGTTTGCCGACACCCTGCTGACCATGTTCGAGGGCTTGGTCAGGACCATCGCCCAGATCTTCGCCGGTTTATGGTCGGCCGTGACGGCCGACCTGCCGGACTTTAGCGCCTGGGCCAGGGGATCGGCCGAGGCCATCCTCGGCATTCTGGGCGCGGCTCTGGATGCCCTGGCCCGTCAAGCCAACCGGGTGCTGGGCCTGCTGCCCGCCAGTCTGCGCAAGCGTTTAGGAATGGGCGACCAGGATGCCTCGGCCTCTCCGGCAAAGAGCGCCGCGCCGCTGCCCGACCTGTCGGCGCCGGCCCTGGTGCCTCCGCCGGCGCAGGTGGAGGCCGGAACGGCCTCGGCGACTACTTCGCCGGCGCAGGTGCATATCAGCCAGAAAACAGACATCCATGTCAGCACGTCCGGCGATGCCCAGGCCGCCGGCCGCGCCATTGCCCGCGGGCAGAACGACGTCAATGCGCAGCTGGTGCGTAATGCCCGAGGAGCCGTGCGATGAGCTGGATGTCCAAGCCGTCCCAGCCGGTGACCATCCGCCCGACTCGCAGTCTGGGCGGCATCACTTTCGATGTGGTGATCGAGGAGCACCATGAGGACAGCCTGACGATTACCGAGCATCCGGTCGAGCAAGGGGCGGCGATCAGCGACCATGCTTGGCGTCAGCCAGCCCTCGTGGTGATCCGTGCCGGCGTCTCTGATAGCAGCGGCGATGGAAGCGGGCGCCGATCCCAGTCGGTCTATGATGCGCTGCTGGCGTTGCAGGCATCGCGCGAGCCTTTCGACATCGTGACCGGCAAGCGCGCCTACCGCAACATGCTGCTGGAATCCTTAAGCGCCACCACCGACGCCGCGACCGAGAACGCCTTGGTCATCACGGCCGAATGCCGCGAGGTGATCATTGTCCGCACGGCCGTCACCTCGGTGCCGCCGCGTGCCCGACACGCCAATCCCAACCGCACCGGCGCCATCACCGACACCGGGCAGAAACAAGCACAGCCGCGCCGCAGTGCGCTCTCCTCGGTATTCGGGCCGGGAGAGACGTCATGAGCTTCTACGACATTCCGCTGTCGGGGCTGCCCGAAACCTTCACGGTTCGCCTGGACGGCCAGGATTACCGCCTGACCTTGCGCTGGTGCGACGCTCCCGAAGGGGGATGGCTGCTCGATCTGGCCGAAGCCGAAGGCGCCACACTGGCGGCCGGTCTGCCACTGCTCCCCGGCGTCGACCTGCTGGCCGGACATGCACATCTGGGCGTTGGCGGCAAGCTGTGGTGCCACTCCCCCGGCGGTCGGCCGCCCGGACCCGGCGATCTCGGTACGTCAGCGCAGTTGATCTTTGAAACGGATGATGAGGAGGACATGCCGTGACGCCTGATCCTGCCCGCCAGTGGCGGCGCGCCTGTTCGTTGATCGTCGGAGCAGATGCGGGCCAAGGCTTGGACCTGGAAGGCCTGCGCATCACCTTTGCCACGCACAAGGGCGATATCGAGACCCCCAACAGCGCCACCATCACCGTCTATAACCTCGCACCTGCCACGGCCTCACGGATCGGCGGCGAATTCAGCCGCGTGATCCTGTCGGCGGGCTATGAAGGTGCCATGGGCACGCTCTTCGATGGCCAGATCCGCCAAGTGCGGCGCGGTCGCGAAAACGGCACCGATTCTTGGCTCGAAATCACCGCAGCCGATGGCGACCGTGCCTATAACCATGCCGTGGTCAGCCGTACCCTGGCTGCCGGCGCCCGCCCGGCGGATCAAGTGGGGGTGGCCATGGGGGCCTTTGCGGCCCATGGCGCCAAGCCGGGCCATGTCGGCGACCTCGGTGGTCAGCCGCTGCCGCGCGGCAAGGTGCTTTACGGCATGGCGCGCGATGTCATGCGCAATGTGGCGGACGACCGCGAGGCGAGCTGGTCCATCCAGGATGGCCAAGTGCAGATGGTGCCGCTGCGCGGATATTTGCCGGGCGAGGCAGTGGTCCTGACCCATGAGACCGGGCTGCTGGATGCCCCCGAACAGACGGATCAGGGCATCAAGCTGCGCTGCCTGCTCAATCCCCGCCTGCGGATCGGCGGGCGCGTCCGCCTCGACAATGCATCCATCCTGCGCGCCAGGACCGACCTCAAGGTCGCGGCCTTTGACCGCGCCGCCCCGCTGGACAGCGACGGCTTCTACCGCATCATCCGGGCCGATCACACCGGCGACACCCATGGCCAGGACTGGTTCACCGACCTTTTGTGCATCGCCATCGACGACACGATGCGCATCCCGGTCGACCAGCTTGGGAGACGCTGATGGACCGCCGCGAACATTTCGACGATCCCCTGGAAGCCATCCGCTGCGCCATCGAAGGCAGCACCGCCGGCCTCTGGACTGCGCTGCCCGGCATCGTCGATTCCTATAACCCCGCTGCGCAGACCGTCACCGTCCAGCCTGCCGTCGCCGGTGTGATCGAAGATGCAGCGGGCCGACGTGCCGCCGCCGCGCTGCCCCTGCTGGTCGATGTGCCTGTCTGTTTCCCGGCCGGCGGCGGCTTCACGCTGACCTTTCCGGTGCGGCCCGGCGACGAGTGCATCGTCGTCTTTTCGGCCCGCTGCATCGACGCTTGGTGGCAATCGGGCGGCGTGCAGCCGCAGGCCGAGCGCCGCATGCATGATCTTTCCGACGGCATGGCTATCCTCGGCATCCGTTCGCAGCCGCGCGCCCTGGCGCCGGCAGCCGATACCGCCGCCGTGCAGCTGCGCGCCGACGATGCCAGCCAGTATGTCAGCATCCATCCGGGCGGCACCGTGGAGGTCAAGGCAGTGGCATCCCTGACCCTGGAAGCCCCCCAGGTCGTGATCAAAGGCGCGCTGTCGGTAACGGGCATCAATGGAGGTCCGACGACCGCCCGGCTAGAAGGTAGTCTTGCCGCCAGCGGCGATGTCGATGCAGGAGGCGTATCCCTCCGCTCGCATGTGCATGGCGGCGTCACACCCGGCGGCGGCAACACGGGAGGCCCGCAATGAAGTATCGGCGGCTATCTGCGGATAGGGATTACGTCATGGGGCGCGGCAACGCCGACCTGCTGACCGACACGCCCGAAACCGTGGCCCAGGCGGTCGCCACAAGGCTGCGCCTGCTTGCCGGTGAGTGGTTCTTGGACTTGCAGGAAGGCACTCCTTATGCTCCCGCAGTGCTGGGCCGCCATACCGCCGTGTCCTACGATCTTGCGGTCCGCGAACGCATCCTGGGCACCTCGGGCGTGCGCGCTATTGCTGCCTATGAAAGCACGCTCGATCCTGAAAGCCGCCGCCTGACCGTCGCCGTAACGGTCGACACCATTTACGGCCCCGCTGCGATCCAGGAGGTGCTGTGATGCCCCTGGCGCACCTGGATGAGACCGGCCTGCATCTGCCTGACTATCCGACGATCCTCGACTATATCCACGGCCGTCTGCGGGAGATCTACGGCGAGGATCTGTATCTGGAGCCCGATAGCCAGGATGGCCAGATGGCGGCGATTTTCGCCGAGGCCATCCACGATGCTTTCAGCTTGGCCGCTTCGGTCTACAACGCCTTCAGCCCGGCGACGGCGCAAGGCGTGAGCCTGTCGCGCCAGGTGGCCATCAACGGCCTACGCCGCAAGGCGGCGACCTACAGCACCGTGACCCTGCGCGTCGTCGGTACCGTCGGTACAATGCTGACAGATGCTGTCGCCAAGGATGGCGCCGGCCGCCGCTGGCTGCTCGATCAGGTAACCATCCCCACGTCAGGCGAAGCCCTGGTAACGGCCCGAGCGGCCGAGCCGGGGGCAATCCATGCGCCGGCCGGCGACGTCTCGCAGATCGACACGCCCATTCTGGGTTGGCACAGCGTCAGCAATCCCGCTCCGGCCATGCCCGGAGCGCCGGTCGAGAGCGACGCGGACCTGCGCCGGCGCCAGGCGCTGTCCACCGCGCTGCCCTCCCGGACAATCCTGGAAGGGGTCCTCGGCGCCGTGGCGGCTGTCCCCGGCGTGTTGCGCCTGCGCGGCTACGAAAATGATGGCAATGTCCCCGATGCCAACGGCATCCCCGGCCATTCGATTGCCTTGGTGGTCGAGGGCGGTGCAGATGATGAGATTGCCGCCGTCATCGCGGCCCGCAAGACACCGGGCTGCGGCACCTTCGGCACATCCATGGTCACCGTCCGCGATCGTTATGGCAGTCCGGCCACCATCGGATTCTTCCGGCCGACGGCCTTGCCCATCCACGTCCGTATCCGAATCAAGCCGCTGACCGGCTATCTGGCAGTGACCGGAGAGGCCGCCCGTCAGGCCGTGGCCGAGGCGATCAATGCCTTGGGCATCGGCGAGGATGTCTTGCTCTCCAGACTCTTCCCGCCGGTCATCGAGGCCGAACCTAGCCGGGCTGCCCGCACCTTCGATGTCCTGGGCATTGAGATCGGCACCGATCCCCAAGCCCTGGCACCAACCAATGTTCAGGTGGTGTTCAACAGTGCGGCGACGGCCGCGCTTGATGACATCCTGCTGGAGTTGGAGCCGTGACCAAGCCCTATACCGACCACATCACCTCCCAGCATCGGCGCCCGAAATTCGAGGCGACGGTGGATGCCGTCACCGCGCCTTTGGTGGAGATCCAGGCGGTGCTGGAGGATCTGCGCCGCGCCTTCGACCTCGACGCGGCAATCGGCGCACAACTCGACCAGGTCGGCGAATGGGTCGGCCGATCACGTCATCTGAAGGTGCCGCTGGATGGGGTGTATTTCGCCTGGGACACGCCCGGCGTGGGCTGGGGGGAGGGGTCTTGGCGCGGCCTTTATGATCCGGCCTCCGGTATGGTCAGCCTGCCCGACGATGTCTATCGGCAGCTGCTGAAAGCGAAAGTGGCCGCCAACAGCTGGGACGGCACCCGCGACGGCGCCTATGCCATCTGGGCCGCCGCCTTCGCCGATCAGGGCTCGCATATCCTGATCCAGGATCACGGCGACATGACCATCTCCATCGGCATCGCCGGCATGCCGCCCTCAAGCATCCTGACGCAGCTCCTGGTGCAAGGCTACATCCCGCTGAAGCCCGCCGGCGTCCGCGTGGCCTATTACGCACTGCCGCCGGTCGGCACCGAGGGGGCACTATTTGCCTGGGATTCCGATAGCCCCGCCCTGGCGGGCTGGGACAGGGGCGCTTGGCCCCGCATCCTTACGACTGAGGTCTAGTAATGCCGCTTAATCCTGACGCGACCAACGAGATCCTGCCCTTCGCACCCGACGGCCAGGAAGCCTTGGGCGACCTGGAGACCCTGGAAAGTTACCAGACCCATCCGGGGCGCTTGCGCGGCCATCAACCCGGTATCGCCCTGCGCGCTCTTGAGAACCGCGTGCTGCGCCAGGTCTCTCATATCGCGGCCGGCTTGGCGCAGTTTATCGCCAACCGGCACGCTGACGGCGTGCATGATGATGGTGATTTGGATGCCTTGGAAGCCGGCCTCGTCGAAGCGTTCACTTCATTGATCCCTGATGTGATTGATATCATTGAAGGAACCGAAGGGACTTTGACCGTTGCCCGGGGCGGCACGGGGGCAACCTCGGCTGCCGCAGCCCTGTCCAATCTGGGAGGCACGCCGGCCGGACGCACCATCACTGCCGGCAATGGGTTGGTCGGCGGCGGCGACCTCTCGGCAAACCGAAGCATCGCCCTGGGCACACCCGGCACCCTGTCGGCCGCCACCACCAATGCAGTCAGCGCCGAGAGCCACACCCACAATATCGACATCGCCACTCAGGCTGAGGCCGAGGCGGGGACGAACACGACCAAATTAATGACGCCCCAGCGCGTGGCGCAGGCCATCTCCGCGCTGGTCGGCTTGATCAATATTGTTAACGGCACCTCCGGCACCTTGACCGTTGCCCGGGGCGGCACGGGGGCGACCTCGGCCGCCGCTGCCCTGACCAATCTGGGTGGCACGCCGGCCGGACGCACCATCACTGCCGGCAATGGGTTGGTCGGCGGCGGCGACCTCTCGGCAAACCGCACCCTCGCCCTGGGCACGCCCGGCACCCTGACGGCCGCCACCACCAATGCGGCGTCTGCCGAAAGTCACACCCACAATATCGACATCGCCACCCAGGCCGAGGCCCAGGCGGGGACGAACACGACCAAATTAATGACGCCCCAGCGCGTGGCGCAGGCCATCGGTGCGTTGGCTGGGGGGCTTGGCTACGGCCAGTCTTGGCAGGATGTATCTGCACAGCGGCAAGTCCAGACTGCGTACCAGAACACCACCGGAAAGCCGATCATGGTGATGTTTGGAAGCAATGGCTCCCAGACGCAAAGAATGTCTGTGTCTCACAATAATTCTACGTGGGTGGAAATGGCGCTTGCGCAAAATAATGATAACGGAAGGTATGTTTATATAATCGTGCCTCCTGGGCATTATTATAGAGCGGATAACCCTGGGGCTTACGGTCGCTGGCTGGAGTTACGCTAATGGAATACGGGTTTTATCATCCCAGTCGGGGCTATTGGCAGTCCATCGGCGAGGTGCCGAAGGATATCCGCGACGCCTATCCGGAAGGCACAATTGAGGTGCCGCTGCGACCATCACCCAACCACGAATGGAAGGATGGCGAGTGGGTCGAGATGCCTGCTCCGCCGCTCGCTCGCGAGGACCTGCTTGATTATTTGGCCGCACGGCGCTGGCAGGCCGAAATCGGCGGGACCCTCTGGAACGGCTGGCATTTGCGCACTGATGAAGCCAGCCAGGGCAAATACCTGGCTGAGCTGCAGGCCATAGCCCTCGGCATCCGCAGCAACGATGAGTTGTGGAAATTCCCTCACGGCTTTGAACCCGTTTCCAACCAGCAAATGCAGGAAATGGCCGTCAAAGCCCGCCAGCATGTCCTTCAATGCTTCGCCCTTGAGGCGCAGCTTACTGGGGCGATCAAGGCAGGCACCATCACCACCCTGGCTGAGATCGACGAGGCTTTCGCCGCCTTGTCCACCTGAATCTGCTTTCCCCCGCCACAGGTCGGCCGGCGGGGGGCCTGGGCGTTGACCCGCCCAGAACCGCGAGAAAGGACCTCGCATGACCAGAACCGGCCGGATATCCGGTCATCCCCGCACCCGTGCACCGGGCGGGGCGAGTGTAGGCACTACCACGTATGGAGTCCATCCGCTGCGGCAGCTGCCGCCGGCTGCTTGCCAAGGCAGCCGCATATCAAGCCATCGAGATCAAATGCCCGCGTTGTGGGACGATCAATCGCCTGATGAGGGCCGAGAGCCCCGCACCAGAGCGCCCAGGAGCGCCATCGCCGGAGCCAACATGGCCACCAACGACAACCATGCCCCAGTTCGGCCGGTCGCACCGGTAGCGGCCTGGGTAGGAGGCAAGCGCAGGCTTGCCTCCAAAATCCTCCAGTTCATTGAGACCACGCCCCATGACACCTATGCCGAGCCCTTCGTCGGCCTTGGCGGTGTCTTCTTGCGGCGGCGCCAGGTCCCCAAGGCTGAGGTGATCAACGACGCCTCGCGTGACGTGGCCACCTTCTTCAGGATCTTGCAGCGCCACTATCCCCAGTTCATGGAGACCTTGCGCTTCCAGATCACCAGCCGTGCGCGTTTCGAGCAACTGGCCAAGACCGATCCAGAGACCCTAACCGACCTGGAGCGCGCGGCACGCTTCCTCTACCTCCAGCGCTTGGCCTATGGCGGCAAGGTCGCCGGCCGGACCTTCGGTGTAGATCCGGCGCGGCCCGCCCGCTTCAACCTTAATGTCTTGGGTCCGCGCCTCGAGGAGTTGCACGAGCGCCTGGCCGGCGTGGTCATCGAGTGTCTCGACTTCGAGGCATTCCTTTCCCGCTACGACCGCCCCGGCACCCTGTTCTATTGCGATCCGCCCTATTGGGGCTCGGAGGGCTATTACGGCAAGGATCTGTTCAGCCGCGCAGATTTCGAGCGCCTCTCAGCCTGCCTCCAGCGCCTGAAGGGCCGGATCATCCTCTCAATCAACGACACGCCCCAGGTCCGCGAGATCTTCGGCTGGGCGGAGCTGACGCCCGTGTCCACCACCTACACAGTCGGCGGCACCGGCAAGGTAAAGCCGGTCGGCGAGCTGATCATCACCAACGCCTGAAACAACAAGAGCCCGCCTTGCAGGGCGGGCTCTCTGCTCTTTGACATCGTGCATATTTGAATAGTCACAGAGGGATGGCGGCCAGCGCTACTCCGCCACTCCACTGCCGGGCCTCTGCCGCCCATCGCAGCCCCTCTGCCGTAGTCGGCTTCCTGGCCACCATTTTCGTCATCTCTGCCTTGAGATCGATCTGCGG